TCATCCTACAAGACTCTTGCGCTCTTCGGCAATCTTGCCGTTGTTCTTCTCCAGGAGCATATCACGCAACTCCTTCGTGATGCCTTCTTGTACGAGCAGCTTGACCTTCATGTCTGCCAACTCCTTCAAGATAGCCTCATCAGTTGGCTTATCTTCCTTGAACATCGAACCTACACCATTCAGCAGCCAGTCATACGAAACGTCCATAAACGTGGATTTTATGTGCATGATAAAGTCTAGAGTAGGGTCTTTTGTGCCGTTGAGATAGTTGTTGACCGTAGTGTATTTCATTCCTATCTTAGCCGCAAAAGCCCTGCCACTCAGATTGTTATAGTTCCTAAGCTCATTTACTCTTCCAACAATATCCTTCATAATGTATTAATGTTTAAATGTTTAAATATACTTTAACTAAATATAAATAAATATGCAAGTCCTTGGATATTTCTCCAAAAAGACGTATCTTTGCACCCGTGATTCGGACAACGTTTATACGTTTCTCCATCATTTAATGTTTTACGTGTGCAAAGATAATAAAAAAGTATGGATAAAGTAATATTTAAACCGAAAATTTTGATAAGAAAATCAAAAATCGGTAAAATCGCTAAGTCGGTCGGCTGCTGCAATGCGGCAGTTTACAATGCAATAACATTTAGAACCAATAGCGATTTGGCAGTAGATATACGAAATGTTGCCTGCAACAAGTATGGTGGCATCCTCGTGAAGAAGTTTCCTGAACTTGTGGAAGATAAGTTATAAGCCGTTGGGCTTTTAGATAAATTTTGTTTTATAAGAGTTATTAAAGCGTTCAGCCTTCATCCTGCGTGAGCAGGGTGGAGGTTCCTAGAAAAGAGTTAGGTTCTTAGTTTTATAATATGTTTTTAGGTTATATGATTCATAGGCGTTAAGTTTTAAAAAACAAAGTTTAGCAACTATGTATTCGAGCACTCCGGTTCGTGAGGATAGGAGTGTACATGGCATCTTAGCTCAGTTGGTATAGTGCTGCAAGGATGCTTGCAGAGGTCGGTGGTTCGAGTCCACTGGGTGCCTCATTCGTTGCGTGAAATTGTTATATTTAAAAGTGATATGAATGTAGTGAAATGGTGCAAAAAGTGTGGTATAGTCACTTGGCGAAAAATTTCTACTATAGTAGATCGTTCTAAGTCGGTCGCCATAAACCATAAGGAGATAGCGTTGGCTGCTATCCTACCAACACCATTCACTTCTTCATATTATTATATATAGCAACCACAACAAGGTCATTGCCACTAGGTAGGCATGAGGTCTTTGACATATTGGAAAAGTAAAGCCGAGAATATTTGTTCTAAAAATAGGGGTGCAGGCACTATTTTATATTAAGACAGTTGAATGTGATTAGCCATAATTGCAATGCTGGGCATCCCAAAAGCGGTGAGCATGGCTCTCAAATTCGTGGTAGCGCACGATGCCGCTTCATCCGCCTATGGTGTAACGGAAGCACGCCCGAAAGGAAATAGATGTGTAAATCCTTAACTATTCTTATCAAATCGGGAAGATAGGTTCGACTCCTAGATGGTGGACAAAATTATTTTTCATAATTTAAATAACGAGTATGTTGCAGCGGCAACGATTGATTGTTCGTAAGAGTTAGTGTATTAAATAAGCAAAGCCCTGCTCGTCCGTGGAGGATAGGCAGGGTTATCTTAAACTTCAAAACAATTAGCGTATGCTTAGATTATTCTCAACTCGGTCGTACCAAGAGCGAGTGAACGATATATACAGACAATTAGAGCGTAACGCTTGGTGTCCCCTTGAGATATTCGAGCGAAAAATACGCAAGATAAATATGCTGAACTCCCGAATCAAGAATCTGGCAGCAGACCTTGGACGAGAGGAAGGCGAGTACGAAACTTTAAATACGAAACTTTATGATGAAGAGATATAAACCCCTAAAGAGAACTCCAATCAAGAGAACTCCATGGGATAAGGCAAAGAACGAACAGGAAAAGAAAAAGGCGAAGGCTGGACTCAGTAAGCCAGCACTCATCAAGAAGCTCGATAGGTGGTTTTCTCTCTATATCCGACTTCGTGATGTAAACGATGAAGGTGTGTTTCAGTGCCCAACTTGCAGACGTATCTTACCTTTCTCTAAAGGCGATGCAAGCCACTATTGGGGACGTATTCACATGGCAACGAGATTTGATCCGGACAACGTGACAATCGAATGCCAATATGATAACAGATTCAACAGCTCTCATCTGATATACTTGGGTAAGTATCTAGAAAAGAAACTTGGCTCAAAGAAGATGGAACTTCTAGAATGGAAACATCGCCAAGCCAAGAACTGGTCTCTGTTCGAGCTGCAAGAGCTTATAGAGTTCTACAGGAAGGAAGTTGAACGACTTAAAAAAGAGAAGCATTATGACGAATGGGCTAAGAGTCTGTAAAATTTGAGGTGAAGCTAAGCCGATAACAGATTTTTATGGTAAAATATATACTTGCAAAAGATGTGTTTGTCGTAAGAATAATCAGAAAGTAGTGAACCGGAATTTGGAAAAGCATCCAGACCTGCAGGGTGAGGTCTGGATGGATGTTGTTGGCTTTGAAGGTTTGTATAAGGTTAGCAATATTGGGCGTGTTCGTTCAAGTAGAAGAGGTACGATTATGATTCCTCATCCTCTTAAAGATGGCTATTTGAGAATTCGTTTAAGAAAAGAAGGAAAAGACTTTTCTTTCTTAGTTCATCGTCTTGTTGCTATGGCATTCATTCCTAACCCCAACAACTACGATACGATAAATCACAAGGATTTCAATACACAGAATAATTGTGTAGAGAATTTGGAGTGGTGTACTCAAAAGTACAATAACAAGTACAGTCGTGATGCTGGTCATTATCATTATTCAGAAAAGGCAAGGGAAGCAGCAAAGCGGAATAGAAAAATTTCTGACGAGTTAGCGATAAAAATCTTTGATGACTATAAGAAAGGTATGAAGCAAGCTGATTTAGCATCAAAGTATGATGTAACAAGAGCCTTTGTTTGTAGATTGGTGCATGGTAGGTGCAGGACCGAGTACACCAACCAATCCTTAGAGAAAGACTTAAAGATAAAGTTTTCTGATGATGAAATAATATCCATGAATGAATCTTTTAAGAAAGGTATCTCTTTAAAGAGTATAGCAGAAAGGTTCAACACATCAAGTACTTATGTCGGTTCTCTTGTGTTCGGAAGAACCGAACGTTCTAGAAAACTTGTTGAAAAGGGTTTAATGACAACACCTAAAGTAGAAAAGCCAATCCCGCAGAAAGAACTTTATAAGGATGAAATACTAAGATTTCATTCTGAGGGGATGAGCCTTCGGAAAATCAGATTAGTTTTAGGAATTAAAGGACACGGTGTTGTTGCAGAAGTAATAAAAGAATTTAAAGATAAAAATAATGAGTAGTAAATTCGGTACAAAAATTAAGGTAGAGCACACCGAAGTCGGTTGCTTTCCCGAAAAGGCATACAACGATGATGCCGCTTATGACCTTCATGTAGGAACTGGCGTTGAGGTCTTCCCACATCAGCGTTTTTATGTTCCGCTCGGATTCAAAATCCAGTTGCCATCCAACATGAAGCTGCTGATCCAGCCACGTAGCGGCATGTCGGGCAAGGGTATGGTGATTCATGTATGGTTCCCATCTTGGATGGGTGGCGGATATTTAGGTAAGGTAAGAGAGAATCTTGATGTGATTCTCGGTCTGATTGATTGCGGCTATGGGGAGGAGGTTCATGCCATCGTCAAGTCGGGCAGATGGAAATGGAAGAATCGCATTTTGCGAGCACTCGGTTTCCGCTTCTTCATCCATCAAGGAGAACGTATCTGCCAAGGCGCCTTCACATACGTTCCGTCAGTAGAACTGGTGGGTGGAGTCGTTACCGGCACACGCAGCGGTCTAGGTTCAACAGACAAGGATAAGGCTATTTAACTGTTTTCATTTTTCCCTGCCCATTTCTTGGGTAACCCGAGTGTGGGCAGGTTTTTAAAGCACAATCATGGGCAAAAAGAATATCAGACAGAATTATTTCAACAAAATCAGAAAAGTTACTGAGGACGTTGACAAGGCAGGAAAGCAAGGAAAGCATTTCCGCTGCATCCTCCTCATGGGTGATGCCAACACAAAGCAAGGCTTCTCCTTCATCCACGCATCAGATGCAGACCTGCAGCAGCTTCTCCTTCACGCCATGCGACATAGCAATGCGTTCACCTACGCAGCCGCATGCGCTTTTGAAGCATACGATATGGAGCTGAGAGGAAAAGGTAAACAAGAACAAAATAACGATAACGACAATGAAACAGATTCAGTTCAAGAAGCTTAGACTTCTCAATTTTTGCGGCATTCGCAATGCTGAGTACGAGTTTGGTGATGCCCTCACCATCATCAAGGGAAAGAACGGACTAGGCAAGAGCACCATTGCAAATGCCATCCTCTACACCCTATTCGGCAAGGACATAAACGGCAATTCGCTCGACATCAAGACGTTCGACAAAGACCACAACATCATCAAGGAGATTCCTCATGAGGTGGAGCTTACGGTTAGAGTAAGCTGTATTGACAGCGAAGGAGCCTTAAATCAAGTAATCGTCTTGAAGCGCACGCTGACAGATTCATGGGATGTCGACAAGTGTACAAATACATATAAGTACTTCGTGAATGGCGAGATTTGCACCGCAAACGATTACTGCAACGTTGTGGATTCTATCTGCCCCTATGACGCATTCCGTCTCTGTTCTTCATCCAGACATTTCGTTTGCCTTTCTTGGCAGGAGCAGCGCAACAAGTTGCAGGCACTCGTCGGCAATATCACCACCGATGATATTACGCAGGGCGACGAGAAGTTTGATTTCGTGGTCGAAGCCCTCAGGAAGCAGGACATCGACAAGTACGTTCATCACCTCAAGTACTCTCGCAAGGAGGTGCAGGATCAGCTTGATTCCGTGCCTATCCGCCTTGAAGAGTTGAATAAGTCACTGCCCAAAGCGCAGGATTGGGAAGCCTTGGCTACCGAGAAGGCTCAGCTCAACGAGAAGCTTGTGGAACTCGCAAACAAGATTCAGGAGATTCGCACTGGCGGAGCCGACAAGGTGCGCCTTGATGCTATCCGCAAGAAGATAGACTTTGCCGAGAAGCGCAAGCGTAATATGGAGCAGGGTGCATTGAATCTCTTCACCGAGGTTACAACCAAGCATCAGAGCGATGTTATTAACGCCAATACAGCCGTAATGGTCGCTCAGCGCCTTGTAGATGATTTGAAGGCAGAAATGAAGGGTCTCAACGATACCAAGATTCATGCCGGACAGCAGAAGGAGGAGTGCGAGAAGCAGGCAAACGAAATCAATCAGAAGACGGATGAAGCGAATGCCAGCACTTGGGAGTGGAATGCAGAGGATGGCATCTGCCCACATTGCGGTCAGCCGCTTCCGGCAGAAGACGTGGAGCGAATCAAGAAGGAGTCTGAACAGAACTTCAACAACCGCAAGGCTAACACATTGAAGAAGCTTGATGAAGACTTTGACAAGTTGCAGGAAACCTATACCAACTTGAAAAAGATTCTTGAAGATGCCGACAAGTACATGCAGGACAACATGAACAACATGACGGCAGCGCAGAAGCAGTTGAAGGAAGCCGAGTACAAAAAGCTGGAGGTTGATGCAGACAAGCCAAAAACCTACGAGCAGATTCTTGCCGAGAAGGAAGAGTATCAGCAGGTAGTGAAGGAACTTGCCGACTTGCAGGCTGAACTCGACAAGCCATCCGAGACCAGTTCGGAAGAGACCGCCAAGATGCTCACTGAACTCGAAAAGGAGCGTGAGCCTATCGGAATCCGACACAACGAGGTGCTTGAATTGCTTGGCAAAAAGGAAGCCTTCGACCGCATCACCGCTCGCATCGCAGAGATTAATGAGGATAAGTTGACCTATCAGACTCAGCTCGATGAACTCGATGAGCAGCTTGATGTAGCAAGAGAGTACAACCAGAAGGCAGGTCAGCTTCTCGAAGACCGAGTAAACGAGCATTTCCGATTCGTGAAGTGGTCTATGTTCAAGGTCAACCTCAAAGGAGAGCGTGAAGCCACATGCGAGTGCTATCACGATGGTGTGCCATACCGCCGACTCAACACGGCTGCAAAGGTGAATGCAGGAATTGACATTGCCTACACCTTCGCCAAGTACAACGAGATTGAGGTGCCAATGCTGCTCGACGAGTGCGAGAGTGTGAACCACCCGATTTGTCGTGGCGGTCAGCAGATCAGAATGGTAGTAACCACCGATGATGAGTTGAAGTTTGAATATCCAGCCCCTACGGTTATGGAGTAAATGAAGTAGAATTTATCAAAAATATAAATCATGGCAGAAACAGCAGTAGCAAAGCAGCCATCGCAGAAGGCGTTGGCGGTTAAGAATTTCCAGGCGGTAATGAACAATAGCTATTACCAAAGCCTGCTGCAGAACACTTTGAAGGACAACAAAGGCGCCTTCACCACCAGTTTGATGGAGTTGTTCACTTCCGACCCTCAGCTGATGCAGTGCAACCCTAATGCGCTCATGGGCGAGGCAGTAAAGGCAGCAGGATTGCGATTGCCTATCAACAAGCAGTTGGGGCAGGCATACATCGTGGTCTTCAAGAACAAAGATAAGGCAACCGGTCAGCTCGTCCCTACACCAACCCTTATCATCGGAACAAAGGGATATATCAATCTTGCTCTTCGCACCAATAAGTATATCAACATCAACAAGGGAACCGTCTATGAAGGCGAGTTCCAAGGTTTCGATAAGGTGACTGGTTCACTCGACATCAGCGGAGAGAAGATTTCCGATGTTCCAGTAGGATATTTCGCATATTTCAAGCAGAAGTCTGGCTTCGAGAAGATTATGTACATGACTATTGATGAGGTATGTAAGTTTGCCAAGACCTACGCTCCAACCGTCAAGTTCTCAAAGATTACTTGGCAGGAATTGAAAGAACTGGCTATTAAGCAATCCGTGGAAGGCGAAGGTGGAGGTCTAGGATGGTTTGCTGGTTTTCAGGACATGGCAGAAAAGACCGTCCTTCGTCAGCTTCTTTCCTCATGGGGTGAGCTTTCTGTTGATGCAGCGCAGGTTATCAATGCTGATGAGCGACCTTCTGCCATTCAGCAGCGTGACGAGGAGTTTTCCGAGGATAAGAAGGTTATCGTGGTTGATGCCGAGACTGGCGAGGTTAAGGAGCCAGCAGGAGCCAACACCCAAGCTGCATATTCTACTCCAGCAGCCGCACCAACATCATCACATCGTAAGTTGAGCTAGTATGAACGCCTTTGGGCATAATATTATTAACAATATGAAACAAATTTCATTAGAAGAAAAGGTTAATCATACCTTGAAATGGCTTGCAAACCAAATTGCATGCAATCAAGTTTATCATTGGGATGAATTCAGTAAAAAGGAAAATCTCAATAATGCTTGGCAAAAAGTTCAAGAACAGTTCAAGAAAGATATTGATTGGAATGCTCTTACAGAGAGCCAGTGTAAAGCTTTGCACTTTGGAAGTTGGCAATCAGAAGAAGATGTTAAAGAAGAAATTTCTCACATTCAGTCTGAATTTGAGAAGGGACATCTTACAAAGGAGGAATTTGATAAGATGGTTGCCAACGAGAAGAATACTATAGGACTTCGTTTAATTCCGCTATATCTCTATCCTTCATTGCCGATCGGCATTACCCTAACGTCTATTGGAGGAGAAGAGATTGTATTTGATGGCTCAAATGTTGATACAGACGTTAGATTTGGATGTATTGCATGGGGTATTAAGCCAAAAAATGATTAATTAATCATCCTCTGTGAGGATATAAAATAATTTGTAATATGACAGGAAATAATGATTATTTAGCAAACGGACATTTCGGTTTTGGAAATGTCATTCAGTTTTTGAAAGAGGGCAAAGCTTGCCGTCGCAGTGGTTGGAATGGTAAAGGATTGTTCATTGTGAAGCAGGTTCCTTCACACATTGAAGGTGACATCATTCCTAAGATGCAGTCGCTCCCTCAGTCTGCCAAGGACATCTTGATGAGTCGTGAGAATCCTCACATTGACTACACTAATCAGATGCTTATCGTCAATCCAGATGGAAGAGCAGATTCTTGGGTTCCTTCCGTATCTGATGTATTTGCGGAAGACTGGGAGGTTTTGTAGTTTAAGAGGAGAGAAAATGAAGCTAATCATCATTGGTTCTTCATCAAAAGGCAATTCGTATGCCCTTCAATCAGATTCGGGAGGAATCCTGCTGATTGAAGCAGGCATACCCTTGAAAGAGGTGAAGAGAGCTATCGGGTATAAGACGAGCAAGGTAGAGGCATGCTTGTGTTCTCATCGGCATTCAGACCATGCCAAGTATATCAAGGAGTATGACAAGGCTGGAATTGTAGTTTATTCCAACGCCAACGTATCGCAGCATTTCCCTAATTGTGTAAGAACTTTGGGTTGCGAGTGTACTCATTGTTTTGGTGAATTTAGTGCCACACCTTTTTTTGTAAAGCATGATGAGGATGCACCAAATTACGGCTATCTGATTCGTCATAAGGAAATCGGCACCATCTTCTTTGCCACGGATTGCTACAATCTGAATTTCGTTATCCAAGGTTGCAATACCTATCTTGCAGAGTGTAACTATTCGGATGAACTCCTAGACAAGGCAGTGGCAGAAGGCAAGACTCCACGAAGTCAGGCTGATCGTGTTCGCTTATCCCACATGAGTCTCGAACATGCCGTTTCGTGGTTGCAGGATTGCAAGGCAGAGCAGTCTGCCCACCAAATCATCCTCATTCATGGTTCCGCCCGTCACCTCAACCCATCGTTGGCAGTAAACAAGTTTCAGCAGGTGTTAGGTGTACCTACTTTCTACGCTTCAAGTGGAAACATATTTAATTTAAATTGATATGGACAACGAAATTTGGAAACCAGTTAAATCTTACGAAGAATCTTATGAGGTTAGTAATTTAGGACGAGTTCGCTCTAAAGAGAGAACACATAAAGGTGGAAGATATGGAAACTTGGACATAAGGATAAAAAGCAGGTTCTTATCACCATGGGTTGAATACGGATATAAAGTAGTGAATTTATGTAAGAACTCACGCTCGAAGAAAGCAAGGATTCATCGCTTGGTTGCAGAAGCTTTTATACCAAACACTGAAAATAAGCCTCAAATTGATCATATAAATACTATTCGTACAGATAACCGTGTGGAAAATTTACGTTGGGTAACACCAAAAGAGAATTGTTCTAATCCGTTATCTAAAAAGAATAGAAGTGCCGCTTTACATAAGCGGTATGAAAGTCAAATAGCTAGAGATATAACAGCAGAGGCTTCACGAAAATGGCATAGAAATCCAGAAAATGTGAAAAGAATTAAAGTGATTTACGCACAACAAGAAATTAAAATTAAAATGCGTAATAATCCTAAAAATAGCAAGGTGGTTCTTTTGCATTCACCAGATGGAAAATTCATAAGTGAGTTTCCCTCTGCTAAAGAAGCTGCACGCCAAACAGGTTTCTCTGTTTATTGCATTCGTGATTGGTGTGATGGTAAACATATACCGAAAAATAATTTAATTTGGAATTACAAATCAATCTAAAGTAATCAGATATGGCAGTATTCGCAAATTTGAAGGATTCGCCTACCTACATGGAGGCATTGAAAGAGATAGAAACAGCAAAGGAAGCAGGCTATAGCTTGGAGATTAAGAAGTTCCATCCCATCGCCACCAACCAACAGAAAGCCTATCTCAACTTCATCATCACCTATCTATCCGGCAAGATAGGGCAGACGTTCTTTCAGACCCTCAGCGAGATTCAGAAGAACGTGGCTCCCCACGTCTTCATGACCGGTGAATACGACAAGCACGGCTATCCAAAATTTAAGTCACTAGGCTTGCTCAATACCGCAGAAGCATCATCCGTAATCAGAAACATCATCGACTATGCACTAAGCATAGGCATCATGCTTCCCGAGCAGAATGATGAACTGGCAATGAAGTATTGTCAGCGAGACATTGACTCCAACAAGGGATGGGTGTGACAACAATTTAACAAAAAAGCTTATGAAAACATTAAAGGAAATCTATGCCGAGGCAAACAGATATGCCCCCGACAACGAAGCCTTGCGTGAAGCCTTTGTGCAAGGCGCAAGATTCATGCAAACTGGCAGGTACTACAAGGAGAAGCCGATGTTCCCGAAAGAGGACGAGGTGGAGACCGTGGATTTGCAGGTAACAAAAGCAAATGTCAGCTCGATTCCTACCTTTGAGACTTGGTGGAATTTCTACGGAAAGAAACGTGGACGCAAGAAGGCAGAAGCCAAGTGGAATAAACTTAGCTTAGCCGAAAAGGTTGCCTGTATGAGAGCTACCCCTGCCTATGTAGCATCCACTCCCGACCCAGTGTACAGAAAAGACCCACTCACTTACCTCAATGGCGAGTGTTGGAATGATGAAATCATCCAAAAGCAGAATCATGAGCAACAACGAGCTATCGACCTCACCGCAAAGGCAGCAAGAATCCTTGGTTCCGATTATCAAGGATAAGCCCGGCTACGTCCGCCCAGCCTCTTTCTCTGAAGCCATCTGCAAGAGCAACACCACCTTGCTCACAATTCAGAAGCAGGGTGGGCTACGCTCACTAGTAGGATGGGTCAAGGGCAGACTGATAGAACTCTTCACCTTCCTCGGAGTCTTCGACATCGTTACCGAGTATCAGATTCAGATGCTCGCCACAAGAATCTGTGCCAAATACTTCTATTGGACCACCGCCGAACTCGACTACGCATTTATCTCTTTCATGCAGGGTGATTATGGTAAGCTCTATCAGCACAAGCATGGAGAAAACAATACTACCATCAATCCGCAGGAGATAATCATTGCGCTCGATTCCTACCAAAAAGACCTGCTGGCAGAGCGTGGCAGGATAGAGGACGAGCGCAAGAAGCAGGAAGAGGCAAGGAAGGCAGCTGAAGAAGCCAAGAACCCACATGGCATAGAAGCTTGGAAGATTTATTGCGAGAAGAACAATCTTGACCCATCCACTCATCGCATTCATACCGTAGATATGAGCAAGCATGATGTTAATCAGGTGCTCTACAAGGATGAAGAAGAGAGAAAGATGGCAGAAAAGAAGTTCTATCGCAAGGACCTACGCAAACAACAATAGAATAGTTAAACAGAAAAACAAAGAAATGATGAATATAATTCAATTTGACACGATGATCGTGTTGGCATTTTTGTGGATAGCAGCAATAGCTATCATAGTCTACGACCGCATCAAGTATTGCAAGTACTACGCATCACAAGGTAAGATGGTAGTGCTTCGCATGAACAACAACTATGTAAGAGGCATACTAGCCAACAAAGGCATCAACCTTTGCCAGTGTGCCTACTACAACACCAACAATTATCTCTACACCATTGATGGCGAAAGAGTCTGTGGCTTCACCGAAGGCTGCACCCATCTGATTGAAGATGCTACCAAGCATCACCAGGAAGTGATAGATTGCGGCATCAATATCAACCGCTTCGTGTATGAGATTGAGAAGCTGCAGAAAGAGTTTGGAGTGAAGGAGGGGTAGGCATGATATACGATAAGAAAATAGAAGAGATAGCCAAACAGCATGCCGAAGGGGCTTTTATTTCAGGAACTTGGCAAGCTTGCTATAAAGAAGGTTTTATGGATTGTGCTAGATGGATGCAAGAAGAGTTCTTAAAGAACTTGTGGCATCCTGCTAGTTATGAGCCTAAGAGTCATAGTTACATAATGTTTAAAACCGCTAACAATGAATTCGAAATAGAATACATAGATTGCAGTTGGGAAAGATTTGTTAGAGTCTTCAAAATTACTCAATGGCTTTATGTTGAAGATTTACTTCCAAAGGAAGGAGGTGAGCATGATAGATAGAGACAAGAATGGTAATATCTTATATTATCCAAAGCCCGACTATACAACTCTTGATAATTGCAGAACAGATTTATTAACTCCAAAAGAGTACGGTCATAAACTCTTAAATAGAAAGCGAGGCAGAAAATGAAAGAATATATAGATGAAGACTTGGTAATTTATACATCTTTGATAAAAGAACGTGTTGCTGAAATCTGTGAAGTTCGTGAGACATCTTATCTTATAAGATTTATGAATGGGAATTTTGCAAAAGTCACAAGTAAAGAAATCAAACCCATTCCTCTTACAACGGATATTCTAGAAAAGAATGGGTGGAAAACTCAAAACGGGTCGTACTATTACTTAAATGTGGCAAAAGGTTTTATTTCTTATGTTGGGATAGACTTTAAGCATAAATCAGATAAAGGTCAGCTATATGTAGAGATTGATGGAAATAATATAGCGGAGATACAATATTGCCACGAACTTCAACATCTTCTCTTTGGTCTAGGACTTAACTCAGAAATGGAGGTGTAGGTATGGCTATATTATTATTAGCATTAACAATGATTTTGGATATTACGGTACAATTTGGAATGGATAAAACTGAAAGTGTATGGTATATTCCTATAAGTATCTTTATTTTTATTTTAAGTGTAATCGCTTTAGTAGTAGCATTTTTGGGTTTGATACCTTTGATTGTTTAACGCCTTCGGGCATAAAAATATATATTATGATTATAGTTAATAATTCATCAAAATCATCGATAGGCGGTATCCATGGTACTACCTACGTAAACGGCAAGAAGATAGACGGAGCGCAATCTATATCTATCACTGACGATGGAGTGTATGTTAACGGAGTGTTGTTGAATGATCTCGATAAAAAGTCTATCGAGATAAAGGTAGAGGGTAGTGTTGATAGTATTAATTCTACAAGTAGTGATGTATCCGTAAACGGATACGTTAACTCCGTGAGCACAGCAAGTGGCGATGTTCATTGCAAAGATGTCAAGGGCAATGTGCATACTATGAGCGGAAATGTCACTTGCGGTGACATCACTGGTAGCGTGAGCACAATGAGCGGTAATGTGTATAGAAAGTAATATAAATTGTAATATGAATAAAAAAGTAATTGAGATTGTACGTAAGTATGTTGAGGAGCACTTGGATAAGAGTGACCAAAAACAAGAGTTTGAGGTGTTTGTAGTATGGCAGTGCTACATTCTTGGTAATGCGAAGTGGTTGTTATCAACAACGCTTCCAGATGGTATGTACTACGAGGTGACATACAACAAAGTCAAGAATGAGTTCTATCTCGATGCTTACAAGAAATTTGAGAATCGTTGCATTCAAAACAAGTAATGAACCACCCTCTCCTTGGCAACAGGGAGAGGGTAAAAAGAAGAGAATATGAGATTAAGTGAATTTAAAGCAGGAACTATCTTAGTTGATGGTGATGGCAAAGTGTTTATCCATGATGGCTTTGTTAACGCTGATGGATATGGTGTGATAATTGGTGAGGATTCTGATGGAATGATTCAGAAGTCAAATGGTATTGGTAACTGGATGAAGGAAGGCTGCTGGAGAGAAGCAACTTCACAAGAAGTCAGTGAGTTTTTCGCTAAGGTTCGCAAAACACAGAAGATTATCAATTACTAAGGATGGTAAAAAGAAGAGAATATGGACTTAGTAATTACAATATTAGGTTGGATTGCATTAGGCGTTATATCTGCTTATCTGTTAGCAATAGTAGGTAAAATAATCTTTGATGCTGCAACCGCTGATTATAAGTTATACAAGCATGTAAGATTGTGTCGCAAAAGATTGCTAAGACAGCGATATGAAGATTACGCTTGGCTGTTACTCCAGTTAGAGAAAGATACGGAAGTTTTCAATCTTACTCATAATACAAGAGATTGGACTTTTGAAGATTGGAGAGAATTTTATCTTAAAAAGGTAAAGGAGGATAATCAATGAGTAAAGAAAGTTTAAAGGATTTGATATTCACAGCACAATGTGCAATAGATGAGTACAATGATACTTTGGATAGTGATTTGCTTGATAAAGCATACGATTTGCTTGAACAGGCAATTAAAGAGTTGGAGGATGATTAATATGATAAAGATATTATTAGATGAATTATCAAACATTATATCTGCATATAAAGAAGGTAAGACTTTACAGTTCTACACTTCATATGGTGGGTTTAAAGACGTCTCAGCAGAAGAGTTTGATATAAAAAAATGGTACAAAGAGCCTAAAAAATTCCGCATCAAGCCAGAGGTAAAGTACCGCCCTTTTGCCAACGCAGAAGAGTGCTGGAAAGAAATGTTGAAACATCAGCCGTTTGGGTGGATAAAGTGCGTAGAAGGCTATTTAAATATCACTTATGTCGGTGACGAACAAGTATACCTGGCAGATCCCGATGGTGGTGCCATTCTGCTGGATTCAAAAAATAGCTATCAAGACAACACCTTTGTAGACGGCACTCCATTTGGTATTAAATTGGAGGAATAGTTATGGCATGGGTAGCAGTAGATTATATCGGAGAATGGATATTCAACAGCAAGCCTGATATGTGGGCTGGTGATTGTATCGAACATAATTATTGGTTGCCACAAGATAGATATGGAGCTTATGGTTTTCAGCTTCCAAAAGGTAGCATTAAAAAGCTCATCGGAAGAGAACTAAAATGGAGTGATTCACCTGTTGAAATTTAGAAAGAATATGAATAAAGTAGAAATGAAAAGAACACAACTATCAGAAAAGTTTGGTCTATATACAACTTGTGATTTTTTTTCTGTATGTTTGCACGTGGAAGAAGAAAAATTCCACCAGAAGCTTGCTATGACCCAAGTAGAGATATAGAGGTAAGGGCACATTGCAGAGAAGCGGAAAACGCACTCGCTGCTCATTACAATATAAAATTGATAGATTAATAGTTATGGTTAAACCTTACAGAATCAAGCATAAGGCTAGTGGGTTGTACTACCAGCCTGCACGCAATCATAGTAATCTTTCCAAGAATGGAAAGGTGTATATGACAAACAACTCACCATTACTAATAAATGATGGATATGATTATGTATCTATTAGTGTTAGAAAAGGCACGAATATACATAATATTTTAGAAAAGTTAATGCCCTTAAAAGGCGTAGAAGAATTCTTTGGAAAAGCGGTTTATTATCGTGTTCCAAAGAGTGAATTTGAAAAAGAAGAATTATAGATTATGAAAATTAGAAGTGCAAAGAAGATTTTGAAAATAATGAGAAGAAGTACGGATGCACGTTACTTCGATTCAGAATATTCAATTAAGGAAGATAGTAGATTCTTTCCTAGATTAAAGTATCTCTACAAGAAAGCGACAATCAGATGGAATAAGGCAAATTGTCCGAGTTCTAATGTTAGCGTGTTTTATGCAATTTTGAGAAATTCAAAATCGTGTGGTCGTTGCAAGCATTATAAAGGGAATGAGTTTATCGGCAGATGTGTCAAGCTGAATACTAATGCCGAAAGCGACGAATGGTGTGCAGGAATGTTTTTCGATAAGAAGCGAGGTAAGCATGAAGATTAGGTTGGTAAAGAAGATAATGCATTTTGTACTTAACGTATTAAAGACTATAGGGATTGCTTTTATCCTTATTCTCATAGCAGACATATTCTCTCTTATTTGGAATGGAGGGCATACTTATGAAGTATATAAAACTGGTCCTTTGTTTTTGTCAGACCTGCACGATGAAGGTTTTTATACATTCTTTTCAATAATGATTATTTCTATCATTATTTGCTATCTCATAGATTTAGATAATAAAAATAAAAACTAAAAAGTAAGTAACTATGAATAAAACAGATTTATATTCAGCATTACTCTTCCTGATGTTTAGACTAGAAGAGGCAAAGAGTAATCCAATGCTCGACAAGAACTTTGTTTCTGCATTGACGGAAGTGCTCAGATATTTCCGTGATAACGGAGAGTTGAAGAAAGCCTATGAAATCAAAAAGGATTCATTGGCAGATATGGCTAATAGACCTTGGGTGAAAGCACTAAAGGACTATGCCTCATCTATAAAGAAAGAGGACGGAGTTAATGCAGAATTACCAGATATTGATGCCCTTATAAAAGAACTCTCTTCTGATGAGTTCATCGCCAAGAAAATCAATGATGTTCTTGGCGATGATATGGCAGACGGAAAAAACAAAGAATAGTTATGCTAGACAGAATACTTAATACCCTAGCCACGTTTGGTATCAGTGTGCTTTTCTTATCCGCAATGCTTCAAATGTTTGAGATTAAAGAAAGAAGTATTACTGCTATCATTCTTGCGATCGGCGTATGGCACGTTGTTGAATGGGCTATTGACAATTTATATTAGTAAAAATATAAACAAATAATTTAGCAATGGAAGAGATTATTAAGATTACTGAGAAAGACGGACAGAAAGCCGTCAATGCAAGAGAACTCCATGAGTTCTTGGGCAACAAGCGTGAGTTCGCTACTTGGATCAAGCAGCGTATTGAACAATATGGATTCGTCGAGAACCAAGACTATTGCTCATTTGACAAAATTGTCAAGCGAGACAATGGAGCCACGGTTCGCAAAGAGTATGCCCTTTCCATCGACATGGCAAAGGAGCTATCCATGGTCGAGAACAATGAGAAGGGAAGAATGGCACGAAAGTACTTCATCGAGTGCGAGAAAGTCGCAACCAAGCAGACTTCACTCCTTGAAGACAAACTGAAGGTCATAGACTTCGCATCCAAGTTCCTCAACCTTAACGAGGCGAGCAAGTTAAAGATGCTGAAGTCTGTTACAGACCCTCTAGGTCTCCCTACACCTGACTACGTATCAAGCAAGGGTATATTGAAGTCAGCTAGCGAACTCCTGAAGTCATGCAGTGCCGGTATCTCAGCGCAGGCATTCAACAAGCTTGCCATCAAGGAAGGATTCTTGGAAGAAAAGGCAAGAACATCATCTAAAGGCAAAGCAAAGACCTTCAAGGCAATCACTCCAAAAGGAGAGGCTTATGGCGAGAATCAAGTATCACCAAACAACCCGAAGGAAACCCAACCTTTATGGTATGAAGACAAGTTTGAAGACTTGTTGGCAAAACTTCTTGGTGAATAATAATTGCAAACAAATAATTAATAAAATAATGGAATTAAATTGTGAAACAACAACTTTGAGTTTCAGCAAGGGCATGACGAACATACCAAGTGATTTGCTGAGCGAAGATAGTGAACTTGCCTTTTGCGAGGATTTCATCTATCGAAGTGGAGAAATGAAGCCGATTCAGAGAATGGCTAACATAGGGTCTATCGGTGGCAAGATCATGCACGTACACAAGATGGCAGACTATGAGAACATCATTACATACGATGGCTTTCTTGATAATGGCACTATCAAATGGTATGACCGTAAAGCTATATCAAATGGAGAAAAGCAAACTTTCAGTAATATCGGAGAAGTTTCTGACGTAAAATCTATAGGCAATACGCTTGTCGTGGCAACCTCGAAAAGCATCAGATATTTTCTTTTCAAAGGAGGTACCTATAAGGATTTAGGTGCAGATTTGCCTATACCATCGTTCGTGCCATTTTTTGAAAAGAAAACATCGGGTTTCAATGTTTATAAATGCGAGCTTTCTCATATTATATCTGGTACAGATAACCACGCTTGGTATGATAGTGATAATAACTTTATCGGATATTTTAATGGTACTCCTAACCAAGAAGAGGGAGACAGATATACACAAGGTGAATACTGCCGTCTTCACACAATTATCAAAGATAGGGAAAATGACTATCTGAATGCGGTGCAAGGATGCGTCATGAAAGGTATCGAAAGAGAGAAAGAAAGTAATGTGTTCATGTTCCCATTTTTCATTAGATACGCTCTCAAGCTATACGATGGCACCTATACAAGAATCTCTGCGCCGATAATCTGTTATCCAACGGTAACGAGAAATTGCGAGTTCTTTAATAGTACTGCCAATGGCAAAACCGATGATTTTTATTTCGAACCTCGCTCTTTCGTATTAAAGTATATGGCAAGTATTACTGATTTTGAAAACTGGAAGGATGTTGTAAAGGAGTTTACTATATTTGCTTCCGACGAAGTGAAACCATACTATAGCTTGGATAGCAAATATACGTCCGAATGGAGAATGTATGCCGGTCCTGCCGAACAAATACCAACTGGGTTTAGCAACATTTGCTTCAATACCATTGACACAACGGTAGAATATACTGATATGATGTCGCAAGAGAAAATCCTACCTAGATATAAGTCGGATGGCGAGATTATCGAAGAACTTCTTAGTAAATCTCAGTTTTATAAATTGGCAAGTCTGAAATTGAATAAGCAAGAAATCGGTTCTTCATTATCTGAGCCAAAAGTGCTTCCGTTAAAAAGAAACGTAGTCAGTACGCTCACTTCGCAAGAACAGCTTAAAAATGATGACTACTATGGATGGGCGCACCTGTATGCCAAGAAAATGTTTACATACAACAATCGAATCAACGTTTTCGATTTGAAACGTTTCCCATTTAAGGGATTCAACAATTTCTTGGCTACTAAAGGAAACGGTGATGCAGACAAGAAAATCACCTATTACGTTCATATCGTTTCCTCATCTATGGATGCCTGGGTTCAGTCTGACGATTCTACGTTTTTTAACGAGAATACGCTTTCGGGTTGGTTATTCTATCCAGATCCTAACGCAACGGAAATGATAATTCATATACATGGAACTGATACAGATAATAAATTTCGTGTATCCCTAAACGCCCATAACATGCTGAATGGCGCATATAGCTTCGAGAATCTTCCTGTCGAGGAGCAGGCAAACACGCTAGAAAGTGCAGAAGAAATAGTACTCCCTATCATTGATGAAAACGCCCATGAGACGCTAGATTCTCAAATCTTTACTTCGGAAGTAAACAACCCATTCGTGTTCGGGGCTTCGGGTGATAATACCATCGGTACAGGTAGAATTCTCGGAATCGTGGCTAACACGGAGGCTGTGAGTCAAGGACAGTTCGGTCAATATCCGTTGCTCGTGTTCACTGATGAAGGAATCTATGCCATGAGCGTGAACGCTGAAGGTCTTTACTCTAGCATTCACCCTATATCAAGAGAGGCATGCAACAATGCTGCATCCATTACTCCTACTGACAAGGTTGTGTACTTTACATCTGAAAAAGGGCTGATGGCAACATCGGGCGGAGAGGCGGTTTGCGTATCAGAGCAGTTGAGCGGAGGAAAGAACAGAGGATTGTCAGAGAATTTCCTTCCTTTCCGAAAGTTCATAAACAACTGCATGATAGCATACGACTACAAGGCTTCGCTGCTTAGAATATTCAGCAAGAGTACCAACTACCATTATGTATATAATATGGTAGAGAAGAACTTTGCCATTGCTCAGAATCATGCAGGGGGCAAAATTTTCTGCAGAAATGTGGCAAACAACTATCCCGACAGTCTGATTCAGTTTGATGATAGTCTGGTGTATTCGTTAACCGGTATTCCTTTGGAAGAGGATGATGAGAATACCTATGATGGATTGTTCACAACCCGACCATTGAAGCTTGACGGAAGCATTACCCTGAAATCACTGAGAGCTATCAAGCATCTAGCCGATACGGATGATGGAAAGATAAGTCTTGAAGTGTATGGCAGCAACGATTGCAAGCACTGGTGCAAGCTGGAAAGTCTGAAAGGGAAGCCTTGGAAATACTTCAAGTTTGCCTATGCGCTGAATGGCTTCAAGGCAAACGATTCCTTTGCTGGCTCCATTGTGGTGGTTCAGAACAGAAGAGAAGACAAGATTAGATAACTTTTCCAATAGTTTGTAAATAAGCCGAAGGCGGCTACTCTCTACGAGCCGCCGCCTTCTTGGAAAGATATTCAATTATATAGCCAATGGAAAATGCGTATAGATGAAGCAATCCGTTCACGTTGTTCAGAAGCATCGTGAATAATATGAACGGCATCGCTTTCTTGATTGCCTCCTTCCATCGCCCCGTCCGTCCCCAAAGGATTCCGAACTGGGCGAAGAGAAAACCAGACAAGCCCATCGTCGGCTCGCTGACGTACATAGGCAGGAAACTGGCAGCCACGGCTACCATGAAAGCCTTTACAGGTGTGAGTCTGTTCTTAATCTGCCAGAGAACCAGAAGGTTCACGGCAAGATGAAACACGTTCGCATGAAAGAAACTGTAGATAATATGGTTCTCCAATGGTAGTGCCGGACTGAAACCTACATGCCATGGCAATAGAATGATGCAGAGGATGGAGATTGTAGCCTTCAATCCAAAGTCTGGCTTACTTGTTATCTCTGAAATCCTTACCATATCGCTTGCACTTATTGAAAATATACTGCACGGATTCAGGAGAAAGAAAGAACTCCGGAGCAGGTTCGCCTACCAAAAACTGGCAGATGGAATGCAAAGACTCCCCGATGAACTCCTTGCGCTGAGACACCTTCTGTAGCCTATCGAAAAGAGAATAGTACATTCGCCTTCTCGGTTCACTCATGGCATCCACCACGGTGAAATCACCCACCACCATTCTTCTCAGACGCTCAAACGCCTGCTTAGGGCTGACGTAATATCTTGGAGCAGGATGGGCAGCTACCTTTATGTATGCCTCCTTCTGCGAGTGGCAAGTATTCGCCACATCACTATAAGCCTTCATGATGGCTTCCCTTTGTCTTGCCGTTAAGCTAAAATCTGTCTTAGTCATACGCACACCTGTTTAATTAGCACAATAACACCTGTCTATCAACATAATAATAATGTTGAAATACAGGTGCAAAGATACTATTTATTTAGAAAACGTCCAAATATATAATGTTTTTTAATATTTTGTGTTGTTTTTTCTTAGTTTTTGCATTAATTTTCTTATCTTTGCAGAATCAAAGCAATATGCATGCTATTTCATAGAAATGGTTACATTTTGCTATCGATTAGCTTAAAATGAGAACATTATGAAACAAAAAGAAAACAATACTCTCTCAGGCGAGGAGCGACAAATGATTTTAAGCGGCATCATGAGCCGCAAGATTTGGAAGTTCTATGAACTGCTTTCAAAGTGGGCACCCATACCATTGATGTTGGGACACTGGTATGGAGTGTGGGATTATGGGCATTACCCTAGACCCGCAATACTTGATACAGCCGACAATGGAAACTGTATCATTTGGATGTATTTTCTGGCATATATTTATATGCCTCTTGCCATGTTACCAGTTAGTTTCTTCTTCAGATACTGCTGGATATTCCGCATCCCATTCTTCTATTTCTTTGGCATCAATGCCATCAGACTCTACTATCAGCACTGGCTCATCACTCCAGAACAGCTGGAAATGCACCATGTGTTCATCATTTTCACTCTAATGCTTTACGCTTATGGATTTATCAAAATCGCTTTTACACGTAGCAGATGTTGCATACCGCATGCTACGAAACGATGAGTGTGGCTTCTCGGAAGAGGAGGAACAGATTGTTCAGAGAAATCTCATCTACTGGATAGAGAGAAGACACCACTTCGATGAGAAGCTCGGCAGGGCTTGTATTGCCAACATCTACTACTTCAAGGATGATGTTACCAAGGAGTATGCGCCCTTCTTCGATTACGAGGAAATGAAGGAAGAGTACAAGAGGCAGGCATTGATGATTCCCGACTACACAATGTGGGACTTTGCCGTGACCATGAACAAGATGTATGCTGAGAACATCGATATACTCGGCAAGTGGTCCCGAAGCAAGGAAACATTGAAGAAAAGGGTGTCAGAACTTTCCGTTAGCTTCCTCTGCGACGAGTCAACAAACCATCCCACCGATAAAATTTGGTGGTATATGAACAGTTGAATGGAAACACGGAAGAACGTTTTGAAAAAGCCCCTATCTTTGTAGCCATTAATCAATTTAATGGTATATGACGGAAATTATTCATACATTTTTACATGAGCACCTATACATGACGGCGTTGATCATTGCCATCTGTATGGGTGCTCTTATTGTTTCTATGGGTGTAGATTTGTTCTTCGGCATCAGGAAGGCAAAGGAGAACGGAGAGGCTACAACAAGCACCGGGTTCAAGAAAACCTGCGACAAGGCAAGGAAGTATTTCTCTCCTTTCATGGCTGCGGTGTGCATAGACCTGATTGCCTGCATCGTACTTCCATTCCCGGTATTCTCTATGATTTGGGCAGGATATTGCGTGTTCTGCGAGTTCGTTAGCATCAGAGAAAAGAGTTGGCAGAAGGCTGAAATCCGAAAGCAGGAGAAGACGGTAAGTATTCTGCTGGAGAACAAGGAAGATTTGGCTAGGGCTTTTGCCGAGATTATGAAAGAACAGGAAAAAGAGAAGGAGGAGAAGGCATGAAGGTAACAAGAAAACAGATGCTGGAGATTCTGCCAGATGCAGGAAGGGTAGATAGATACCTGCACTACATCAATGCCTGGGCTGATACCTTCGAGATTAATACGCCTTTAAGAATGTGCCACTTCCTAGCTCAGGTGCTTCACGAAACTGCCAGCTTCAAGTTTATGAAGGAGCAGGGAAAGATAAGCTATTTCTCCAAGTACGACAAGGGCAGATTGGCAAAAATGCTAGGAAACACCCAAAAGGGCGACGGATATAAATATCGGGGTCGTGGCTTCCTTATGCTTACCGGTAGAGCCAACTACCAGAGCTACCAAAACTCAGAGTATTGCAAGGGCGACATCATGGAGAAGCCAGAACTGCTGGAAGGGCAGAATGGTTCCGTGAAAAGCGGCATGTGGTGGTGGTTTGTCCATGGGTTGAATGAACTCGCCGATAAGGATGATATTGTAAAAATCACCAAGAACGTCAATGGCGGCTTGAACGGCATTGATGATAGAAAGAACTGGTTTGGAATATGTAAAAAGGTATTATTATGAAATGGTATAACAAAGAAGCTTGGATAAGCACGATTCTGACGATTATCGTAGGTTTTCTGATCGTTCTGCTTTTTGGGGGCTGCAAGACCAAGGAGTACATCAAGGTTCCCGAATACCATACGGAGTATGTGGTTCGGAAAGATACCGTAGCCAAGACGGATAGCGTATATGTGAAGGATTCTGTATATGTTTTCCAGAAGGGCGACACGGTAGTGATTAGCAAGATTGCTTATCGTGACCGATACAGAAACATATATAAGGTAAAGCTTGATACCATCTTCAAGCATGATTCGATAACCGTTCCTGTGCCATGCGAGCGGACGCTTACGAAAGGCGAGCAGCGGCTTATGACGCTAGGAAGATGCTACATCGCCTTTCTATTCATGGTGGTGGTCTGCGGAATCGGTTTCACCCTTTGGTACCACAATAAAAAGTGCTAGCGTATGGGAAAGATTAGCGAAGAACTACAGATGATTGACTCTCTCTTGATGGAGTTCCATGAGCGCATTCAGTCGGGGCGGTGCCTTACAAACAAGCAACAAAACTCGATGATGCTGAAGTTCCTTCACCAAATCGCCAACAAGGATGAGCCTATCAACAAAACGGCTGCATGCGAGTACGTACAGGTTTCAAGGGCTACATTTGATAGACTGGTGAAGGCTGGCAAACTCCCGAAAGGAAAGAAGCGGAAGGGTAGTACTGAACTAGTCTGGTACGAAAAGGATTTAGATAAATACATTGATAAGTTAATATGATTTTACTGTTTAATTGTTAGTTATAGTAGGTTTTAGTTAGTTAGATTTATGTTGATTTAAAAATCCCCACTCGGTTGTGAAACTGGGTGGGGATTGCTTTTATATCTTAGCCACGGAATGCACACCGTCGCCTCCGCTATCTCTTCTTTCCTTCTGTTTCCACTTAGGCTTCTCCATGTCGTTGGCACTCACCCAAAGACCAATCGCCGTACTCATAAGCACATCATCATGGTTTCCGTTACCCACGATATTACCAAGACTGCCATCATCATGACGCTCGTAGATTCTCAGCTCATGATACATTTCCTTGTCTGGCTCATCCCAGAGCATATCATCCACAAACTGCTCCAGATTATCAATCACCCAACCCTTCGTCAGCTTGTTAGTCTGGAATCCGTATTTGGCAAGCACATCATCGCTCACGTCTTCCGGGCTTGTGGTGCGTTGATACAGGTTATCATAGTAATCAGCAATCTCATTCAAGATACTTCCAAAGTGGTCGCCTTCCGTGTTGTTGTTCTTCTCTCGGTCGGCGGTGTTGCTCTCTATCACCAGCAGGGCATCATCATAGTAATGCGCCAATGCTGCTGCCATCCATGCCAGCTTATCGTGTCGCACATGTCCACGCCATCTTGCCACCACTCTTGGTTTACCCTTGATGGTTGGAATCATGCCAAATCTGTCTATCACGGTCATGACGGTATAGTCAGATGTAGTACTCTTACCGCCAATATCTACACTCACCAAATATCTGTTCTCAACCTGCAGAATATTCGGAACCGCCCAAATCTTCAAGTCACCATCGCCATCTGTTCTGATGCTAATCTTCGATTTGCTGATGGTCCCTTCGTTCTTGTTTCCGTCAATGATGATGTCAGCCGTATAGAGTGGGTCGCACTTGTATTTCTTCTGCAAATCGTCTATGCTATACGGATTGAACACCAGATTACCAGAGTTTCTGAAAGCATCCTCCTCATCCACTGGTGCCTCGGTAGCACAGAAGGAATGCGTGGTAAACTTGTTTCTGAAGTTTCTGTACCACTCTATAGCCTGAAAGCAGGCTCCCTTCTCCCACATGCGCCAAAAGAACTTGCCTGTCTCTCGGTAGCCCTTCGGGTTGGTGCTCTTGTCTCTGTTCTCCAATAGCCATCTGGCAAAGGCACGCTCATTCTTCACCTCCTCCATGTCATGCTCAATAAAGAAACAAGGAATAAAGAGGAAGGCGTAAGCATCGTTGTTCTTCGGGTCCATTGCCAGTTGGCACTTGTCATAGAAGAATCCCGAATTACCCTTACCGGTACTCTCAAACACCTCCAAGTTATCCTCCTGATTTCTGATACCACCCGAAATAGACGAAATCACACCCTCTGGATCATGCTCAGGGGTCTTCTTCCAGTATGCCACCTCCGAATAGTGGGCACAGTGGAAGTTGCTACCACGCACGGAATCGAAGTTCTCGAAAGATGCCACGGTCAGTGTACTTCTTCTGATTGCCCTCATGCCGTCAGTAACCTGAAAATCATCGGGCGAGTTCTCGTAAGGCGAGAATTGCAGTTTGGCACCGGGGCATCCGATGGTCCAGCCCGGCTGATGCTCCAAGGCTTTTCGGTACATCGCCTTAATCTTCTTAGCCGTATTCTTCTGCTGCGCAAGCACAATGGCATTCCAGCCATCCCTTCGGAAATCCTGTAGCCATTTGATGTAAAGCTGGGTCAGGGTAGAGCCTCCCCACTGGCGGGCTTTCAAGATAACAACACGTATCGCCTTCTTGTTGGTTCGCAAATCCTCGAATATCCTCAGAAGCAATCGCTGCGGATAGTTCAGCTTAAATGGAATCATGTTACCAGTCACCTTATCCTCAATCTTGTCTGTAGCATAAAGTGCAAACTCTGGGTCTTCCGTAAATCTCACCTTCATAATCTCGAAGGTAAGCACCATAATCAGCTGCTTGGTGTAGTAGCTCTTCTCGTTATACTCCTTCCTCCATACACGAATGATGTACTCCTTCAGGCTGCCTAGCTGTTTCAGTCCCCTATATAATAAGGTACGCATACATTCCTTGGGAACCCACATCTTCGGAATCATGAAGTCGGGCAGTTCAAGCAACTCCCTATGCTCGAAATCATAGCAGTTTTCGCCTGTCCATGGGTCGTATGGTCCATAAATATCATCATATCGCCGTCTGTTCTCGGCTACGAGTTCGTCTATATCTATTTCTCTAACTTGTGCCATCGCCTAACTCTTTAATCTCCTCAAAATCCGCATCCATAATCTGTGGCATCGTGGTAATGTCCAAGGCGTTGTTGTCTGTCTTGGTTCTTCCCATGGCTGCCAACTGTTTGAAGTCTTCGTCAAGTCCGTGGGTCACGCTCATCTCGCTCTGCTTAGGTATCATGTGCTTGGTAAGCTGGGCATAGATGGTAACGTATGTTTTTGGATCGTATTGAGCCAACTCGTTCATACACTCCTCAAACTTCTCCTGATTCCTTGCAAGAAAGTCACGAATGTATTCTTTCTGTGCGCTCTTGCTCACTGGCAGAATCTTCTTCGCCTTCTCTCGCTTGTCGTGCATAATCTCCGATACAGTCTTGATATTGTCAAATTCTCCCATAATTCAGCCTCCTTATCCAAACGGTTTAGGCGAACGAATCAGGCTCCCAGGCTTGGTTGCATTCGCTGCATCAATAATCTCCAGTTCCTCATCCTCCAGCTGCTGAGCCTTATCCACGGTCAGTGGGTCCTTGCTCGTCAAGGTAAGCATAAAGTACTCATAGAGTGCGCCGGTGGAAATGTAGTTGTGGATAGCCTGTACCAGTCCGTCGTATCTTGTCGCATCCCAACTGTCTGGCATTCTCAGCCAGATTTCCTTCTCTTCCCATTCCTTCAAGGCGTTGTCTCTTACCACGCCTCTCGGCTTCATCACGTAGGCAGACAGGGTTCCTTCCACCTTTTTCAGATACTTATCGAACCATCTATAGAACAGTGGTCGCTCCTGATCATTCTCGCTGGTCGGGATGATTTCTTCTTGGTTGGTCTGGTTGCCTCGTCTTGCCCTGCCCAGCATGTTGGTGGTTGCGTCAATGTCGTACCAGAGCTGGTTGACATAGATGAAGATGTGCTTATCCACAAAGTAGGTGGCTGGTCGTGGCGGACGGGGCAGGAAAGGATTTGGCTCTGGCTTCCATCCTCTCTCACGGAGAATATACGTAGGGTGTAATGCGTTGAACTCCATCTTACACCTCCTTTGCTACGGTTACTTCCACCTCTACCTTCAAATCATCGCTATGCCGTGAGAATAGGGTGACAATAGCCACGCCTGTATTCACTGGGTTCAGCGAGAAGGTATAAGGCTCTGGGCTGCGGTGAATCTCCAATACGCTCGGATCGTCGCTCCGTGCCTCAATATCATCAATGGCTCCGTTGTCGATGGAGTAGGAAAGCGTCTCTTTCTTATTCTCCAGTGCAATGGTAACCGCTCCGTCTTCCTCGCTGCCATCCACCTTTGCGGTCAGATGTTGGGTATAAGGGATGGTCGGCAAGGTGGGACCGCTCAACACAAAGCATCTTCTGATGCTCTTCTCGTCAACAGCGAGTGATGCCTGATAGATTTCTGCCTGCTTCAAGTTGGTGGTCTTCGTCCACCATTGGAAAATCATGTAGTCTTCCACATACTTTGCCACCAGTCGGGCGAGCGTATCGGTCAGAGTTCCGTTGCATCTGCGAGAGGCATTCAGCACGAACTCCACAATATCATCATCTTTGTCGTTGTAATAGATGATGTTGTCGCCCACGCTCTGAGCTGTAGGCACAAGATACTCGGCAAGCAGGGTCTTCACCATTTCCAATGCCGTCTGGAAATCATGGGTCAGTAGGTTCTCATGTACCTCATCGTCGCCTGCCGCCTCGTTGAAACCCACCTTCACGGCGTTCTCGTCGGCTGCACTGTCTACCTTAGCCTTCAGATAGGTTGTTGACTTAACAGCCTCAATCACTACCGATTTGATAATCTGGAATTTTATAATCATAGCTTATTCTTGTTTAATGGTTTCTAACTGCGACTCGTCCTCTATCGAGCCTGTCATGTCCTTCAATGTCTTCTGCGAATGAGAAGGAGGCATTTTGTCGAATACCAGCTTTATGGCGGCGTTCATGTGGTTAGTCATATCGTCGGCATACTTTCTTGCCATTTCTGGACTCGTTGTACTCAAAACATCGTAAGCAACCGATGCTACTACATAACTTTTGAAATTGCTACAGAAAGCATCAGCCTTAGCCGTGTCGACTCTTGTCTTGTTGAAAATGAACTGTACGTTGTCTGTGTTGTCAACGTAGTTGTTTACCAGAGGAGCTAGATTTCCAACAAAGATTTCCGTCGCCTCTTTCAGGTGCTGCTTCATAATGTCCTCTTCTGTCGAAGACAATGTTACACCTGCAAATAGGATATTTCCCTGCTTATCAGAAAGCCTTTTGCCTATAATAGACAAACTCTTCTTAACTTTACTTTTAATGTCACTGTATTCTACAGTTACTGATTGAACTACTTCACTCATAACTTATGCTGATTGATAATAATTATTATTCAAACTCATAGCCTGTGCCACTGCATTCTGGTCGGCTCCCTGTACGATTCCGTTCTCTACCATTCCGCCGCCCTGCTGCTGAGCAATCGCCTGCTGCTGCTGATACATCTGTTCAAGCTGCTCCTGCTGCTGCTGAACGCTGGCAAGAAGCTTGTCGGCGTATGGCTTGTTTACATTCTGCAGATACTGAATCAGGTTGATGGCACCCATTCCGAGCAACTCCTTCAAATCGTCATTCTGAATGGTGTTGTATGCCGCCGTAGCTGCTGCATTCTTGATGCTGATCTTAAAGTGAATGTCTCTTGCCGAAAGTCGGTCGTAATTGTAGTTAGCCAAACCGTCCTTGTTGAATATCTTTCTGCCATCCTCGTAATACTGCTGAATGATAGAACACTTCTTCATAGCCAGCTTCTCCGTGAATATCTCCATGTCCGATAAGATTGTATATAAAGATGTAGTGGCATTCTGACTCTCCTGCGCATATCTTGCTGCCGAAGTTCCTGCCGAAGGAGTCTTGCCCTGCAAGGCACCGCTCACGTTGGTAACCTCCCGAATCAGATTCAGCTCTATCTGCAATAGTTCGTTGGTTCCGATATTCACGGCGTTCGATGTAATAACCTCTGGCTTCACGTTCGGCATACTGCGCTTAGGCGTATAGAAAATCCATCCGTCGTATTCGATAGCTTCCTCCATGAACTCCCTCGGACTCCTGCCGCCCAATACCGTAGTCGGAATCATCTTGAATCCCTTGAAACTGCTTCTGATGCTCATGTCGTTCATCACAATCAGGCGGTTGATGTATCTCTGCTGGTCTATCACGTTCGTCATAAACGGATGAATCTCTCCGTTGATGTACGGATAGAGTTTCACGGTGAAAGGGTGGCTCTTGAAATCGTAGGGTGATTCACCCTGACTCAGAATTGTTCCGTCGGGAGCCATGAAGGTATAGTACCAGTACTTATCAGCTACCTCTTCCGATGTAATGTAGGCTCGCTCGTCTTCCGGTATGCCTAGTTCGTCATACTGCTGCTTGCGCTTCTCGTTCTTCTTTTTCAGGTCGGCAATCATCGCTGTATCTTCCAAGTCAACCCTGAAATACGCATCATTGGTGTTTTGAGCAATTGGGTCGAAGCACTGCAAGCGTGGCTTGGTTTCCGTGGTCCACACTTCAATCACTCTCTGGTAGTGCTTGCCCTTGTTGGAGAAATCAAAGCTGAGGTTATCCAAATCCTTCTCCTCGTTAAACTCATAGCCGTAACCGCCATCGTCCATTTCATCATTGATGCCGAATATCGCATTCAGATCGGTAACGCTCAGTCCGTATTCCCTTCGGGCAAACTTCTGGTACAAATCTTCTCTGCTCACATCATGAAGACAGCCTATCAGACTGATGTCGTTGTGGCGTGGGTCGCTTCCGCACTCAAAAAACATGTGGTCGGGTTCCATCATATCCGTCCACGCATCGGGCATTTCCAGTTCCCTGTCTTCCCAACTCTCCCTCGCATACATCTGTCCGCCTTGCAGATAGTCCTTGATAAAGTGGTTCAGCAAATCCTGCATGCCGGTAGTCTGCCAGTTGCATTGCATCGTGGCACTCATCATGTCGCTCAGCTGTCGGGAGTCATTATCTCTTGCAAAGCAAACTGGTTCCGTGCCCTGCTTGGCATAGAGACCGGTAATAGACTCCAAGATGCTTACCATGATGTTGTTGCTCATCGGAGTCTGGTTGCGCTTCTCCATATAGGTTCGCTCGCTCATCTCCTCCCAGTAGCCATGGTGATACACCCTGATGGTGTCGCTCCATTGATCGCCTGTGCAATAGCGCATGGTTCTCGCTCTCGTCTCACGCACTCCGCTCAGATTATTCCAGGCATTCCTGCATCGGGTCTGCAATTCCAAATCCTTGTTATGCTCCTGCCGTCTCTTTCGAGCCTTCACCGAGTCATACTTGCTATGGCTGGGCATCACCTTACTAAGTGTTAATATTCTCGCTTTTGCCATATATTCTTACACATTATTATAATATAGGCGCAAAAATACCCTTAAATCCCATTTTTTTTGCCGTGTTTCCACTCACTCAGACAACACGATGGAAACACGGAAATATTTTTGCATTATTTTCGCATCTTTGCCGAAAAGTTTCAAACAGATATATAAGTATATGACAAAAGAAGAATTAGAACAGATGAATGCAGAAGGTGGCGGCGGACAGCAGTCACAGTCAATGGAATCTGCTGAGGCTGAAACTCCACCTGTGGAGGACCGCCCTAATCGCAAGGCTTTCTCTGACCGATTCAAGCAGCGCCATGCCGACATCGACTTCGAGGATAAGGAATCCCGATATGCGGCACTAAGCGATGATGCTGATGCACTGGGCAGATATGAGGAAAGTGGAAAGGCGTTGTCAAAGGTATTCGATAACCATAAGTGGCTGGCTGCTCTGGCTATGGACATGGAGAAGAATCCGGAAGATAACCCATTCGATGCAATGGCTCGTTTGGGTATCGACATTCGTGCCTTGCTCGACGACCCAGAGGGCGGCAAGAAACTGAGTGAGATTCTTACCGAGCACAATGAAGCGGTTACTGAGCAGAATGAGGCTACCGAGAAGGTGACATCAAACATGCGAAAGTCTATCGAACGATTGAACAAACTCTATCCCGATGAGGCTCAGGATATGTGGAAGCAGATTTACGAGATTCATGATCAGGTAGAGAGCGGAGACATTCCCGATGATGTTTGGAAGATGCTCCACAATGCCAACAACTACGACTCTGATATTTCTTCTGCTCGTGACGAGGCTGCTATGCAGGCAAGAAACGAGAAGATTCAGAATAAGGTGCGCTCATCCGCAAGCGAAGGCATCCCTCCTTCACTGTCTAGTTCGGGTGCAGGCAACAAACCTGCAAAGAAGAAGGAAGCAGCTCCTAAGAGTGGCTTCTTCGAAGGTATCACATATTAATACTAATCAAATAAATATATGTATAAAATGAAGAAAGATTGTTTTAAGAATTTCGTGAGCGGTCAGTTCATCTTCAAGATGATTCTGATGCTTCTTGCCGTGGTTACTGGCGGTGGCGTTCTTGCCATGGCTGATACTGCAGAACCAACCACGCAGATTGGTGACGAGGGTCATGAGCCATCAAGCAAGGCTGATGCAGCAACCGAGCCAGTTGACCCAGAAAAATCAGACCGATTGGCTCCAGGCGGCAGGGTAGAAGGTCAGGACTTGACTGGTACGCAGGCTTCTGCAACCCAGATTCGTAAGGGTGGACTTGCCGAAGAGGATTGGGATGCCGAAGTAGAGAAGTTTCGCCCTTTCCGTACACCATTGCTCCAGCTTATCCGCAAGATTACAAAGACGGTTCCTTGTAATAGCTATGAGAAAAAGCATTCCCGTGTGGGCGGTGATACCCTTGATGGCAAGATTACCAAGGCGATTGATGCAGTTGAGGCTGGTGGCACTATCAAGTTTACCAAGGCAAACTTCTCTGGCTCCCTGCTCCCTCTCTACAAGGGTAGTACAGTTATCGTTCCTTCTGTTCCGGGCTATGAGCCTGGTTCCAAGACCAAGGTTAGCGGTCGATTGAATCTCATAGTTATCGAGAAGACAAAGGATGAGGTCACTTTGCAGGCGCTCAATGGTCCTGCTGAGACAGAGGGTACTATTGGCGAAACGCTTGACACCATGGGCTGCCCAGCCATTCCTGCCAATAGCCGCATTCTCTGTGCTTCTACCATTCTCTCCGAGAGCCAGATGAACGTCCCACCAGAGAACTATCAGCCTCGCAATGCGGAGGTTTACTTGCAGAAGCGTGCATTCTCTATCATCTTCACCGAGGAGTTCGAGAAGATCAAGAAGAAGGCTCCTCATACCGTTTCCGACATGAAGGAAGATGCGCTCACCAAGTTCTTGCTTCGTCAGGAACGCAGCTACCTCTATGGCACCAAGCGAAAGTTCCTCATGGAGACCAAGGACGGTGCTCAGGAGTACGCTTACTCTGCTGAGGGTATCATCAATCAGTTAACCAACGCTTATGGTCTCGGCGAGGTCTATACCTTCGCTGACCTCATCGCCATCGCCAAGCTCATGTTCACCGACTTCGCCGAGTCTGATGAAATGTATCTCTTCTGTGGTAAGAATGCCATCGAGCGACTGATGAAGATTGAGCTTCCTAAGGGTCGTGATGTGATGTTCTCTACCGTCAAGGAGTTCGATATTACATTCAACCGCTTCAAGTGTAGTTATGGTACACTCAACTTTGCTTGGGATAGCACACTCGACTACATGGATTTGGAAGACTGCATGATTGGTGCCGACTTCAAGGGTGCTCGTCACTACGTCAAGGAGAAGAGCAAGGAGCGCACCAACGACTTGTCGAAGGATGCTTACGACCCACGTCTGGCTAAGCGATACATGCACTGGGAGGCTGATTGCGTAGCTCTCCGTGGTTACAACAGCATCATCGTTGGTCCAGAGGATAAGATTTCTGCTCTTGGCGCATCGGGCGTTATCAACAACATTATCTCGCTGAGCACTCTGCCAGAGACTCCACGTGATGGTATGATTGTTGCGTTGACTGCCGATTACCAGTCTGGTGTAACCAAGTACGAGAAGGAGAATGTTTACATTTACAAGGACGGTAAATGGGAAATCTTCTCAGGTCAGATTGTTGCAGCCTAAGTAAATAACTGAATAATAAGTGACTGGTTCCCACTGGTCACCTTTTATTCAAACTATAAAGAATTAGAGATATGATTAAGACATATAGATATAATGCAAGCCGAAACACGGTCAGTCACATTCTTCAGGGAAAGAATGGAGTAACCGTCCGTTACAACTTCGAGAGGGGTAACGTAATCACCAAGCAGAAACCTGAGCTTATCTTGAAGGGTGAGTATGCCCAGACTCTGCTCGAAAGCAGCGACCTGTTCAAGAATGGGCTTGTTACTCTTATTCACTCGGAGGAGACTTTGGAGGATAAGTTGAAGAAGGCTGCCGAGCAGGAGAAAAGCACTTCTGAAGCACCGGCTAAGAAATCAGTCATTGAGGTAGAATCTGTTGTTACAGCATCTGACCTCCTTGCCTTTGTCAACGAGGAAGACAAACGTGAAGGTTCCCGAATGTTCAAGTCCGCAAGCAGCGCATTGGATTGGGCAACCAAGCACAACTTTGCTTTCCCGAACTACAAACCAGAGTAATATAATAAGGTGAAATGAAGATAGAAGACATCATAAAGCAGGTACGTTGGTGCATAGACGAGGAATCCAACAACACATCGGCAATCACCGATGAGAATGATGATACGTATATGGACAACATCATCAAGTCGAAGATAAACGATGCTTTGCATTGGATCGCCATTACTGCTGCATCTTCTCCAGTCTTAGCCGACTCCAAGAAGGTGGATGCAACAACCACTTCTATGGTCAAGGTAGAGGAGTACGATACAGAAAAAGGTATCGGAATCATTACGATGCCTAGCGATACCGAGGTTATCAATATCTCCCGAGTTCGTGGCAAAGGCTGGTTCAAGGCTGTCACGCCAGTAGAAGATACCGACGATGAGGCTCTAATGATGTTCGATGAAAGTGCAATGGGAACCGCCGACCGACCGCAGGCTACGATCATACGAGAGAATCCTATCCGCATCCTCTTGCAGCCAAAGCCAGAAGAAGCAGTTATTTCCTTCGTGGGTGTTCCAAAGAACGTGAGCATATCATCATCAGATACAGATATAGCCATCCCCGACAAGCTTTCAAATGCCTTCATCTACTATCTCGCATTCCTGTTACTCTCCGCCTACAATGATACAAAGGCTACCCAGATGTACACGATAGCCATGCAACAGCTAGGCGTAAGCACAAAGCAGTAGGATAGGGAATCTGTTAATTATAAACTTTAAATTATTAACTGTACAAAATGGAGTATGTATCAACGAATTATAATGAGGAAGAACTTGCATGGGTATCACCAGAGATTACCTTGCAGCGAGACATCTACTTGATGATTAAGCTCAAACGCCCCGGGAAACTTCTGATTAGGCAGGATAAGGGCGACGGAAAGAAGCCTCGTGTTCCCATCCGTGTCCACAAGAACACAGATAAGTTCTATCTTCGCCTCCAGGTTATCCCAGAGACCGTAAAGATTCAGATATTCACTTCATCAGAACCAAAAGAAATTAAATATGCCTACATTTAGACAAGATACAAAAATTGGTGGTATGGTGCCGATGATGAAAACAGACGACATCAACGACCAAGCCATCACGAAAGACAAGATTCGTGACGGCAATGTTACGACCGAGAAGTTGGCAGAAGGTGCGGTAAGTACAGACAAGCTTCCCGATGGAGCCGTCAAGACCGAGAAGATTGCTGACGAGAACGTCACGACAAGCAAACTTGCCGATGGAGCCGTATCAACTTTAAAGATTGCTGATCAGAATGTAACCAAAGAGAAAATCGCCGACCAGTCTGTAGATAACTCCAAACTTTCTCCTGAGGCTGTCACCTACGATAAGGTCAAGGATAAGGCTATCATAACCGAGAAGCTCAACGACCGTGCCGTAACCACGGAGAAGGTAGAGGAGAAAGCTATCACCAATACAAAGTTGGGCGACCAGTCTGTTGATGGCAGAGTAGTTCGTGAGGCATCCTTGGAGACCAAACATTTCGCCAACGAGTCTGTAACAACAGAAAAGGTAGCAAGAAAATCTATCACCAAGGACAAACTTGCCGACAATGCAGTCGATACTTCTCAGGTAGTAGATGGCAGCATCGGCAACGCCAAGTTGTCTCCCGATTCTGTAACTACCGAGAAAATCAAGGATGGCTCAGTCACAAATGAAAAGATAGCAGATAACACGCTTGGCATCGGAAAGTTCGACCCAGAGCTTCGCAAAACTATCCAAGCCGCCACTGGTCTTCCTGAAGATTTGAATCAGATGATTCAAGATGTAGACCAGTCTATCAAGCAGCTTCACGAGAAGGATACAGACCTCCAGTCTCAGATTGACGATAAGCAGCAGCAAATCACCGCCAACGATGATGATATTTCATTGTTGCAGACTCGCAGCACTCAGATGGAGGAAGCCATCAAGGGCATTTCCGCAAGTGGCGGTGCAAGCCAAGCCTCAGCAGTAACATACGAGAACACAGAGAGTGGACTTGATTCTGTAACTGCACAGGGAGCCATTGATGAACTTGCAGCAAAGAATGCTTCGCAGGATGCAGAGATTTCCAAGAAAGCCAATGCTGCTGATGTCACCTCTCAGATGCAGACAGAGCAGACAAGAGTCAATGCAGAACTTGATAAGAAGTTCAACAAGGAGAATATTGCCCAAGAGTTTGGTGATTCAGAAGATAAGGTAGTCTCCCAGTTTGCTCTTCCATTCCGTGAAATTGAGTCTCCAGAGTTCATCAAGGCAATAGTAGATTCAGAAGACCATTTCTTGTTTGGAATCCAGCTTGACGGTTCCATTGAATGGGGCAAGGGTATTCCTGCACCAATCAGACAGAGAATCCAAGAAGTCTTGAATTATGTTGGTGATGAGTTTACTAGTTTATCAGACAAGATAGAATCTATCAAACTTGAATTGTCTGGCTCTTTACAAACTTATCAGCAAACAACAGATGCAACTCTTGCAAATATGCAAGATACAAAGGTTGATAAAGAAGAAGGCAAGTCTCTCATTGAAGATGAAGTAAAAGAGTGCTTTAGAATAATTGAGAATGAAGAATTTCTCAAAGCTATAGTGGATTCAGATGATAAGGTTCTGTTTGGTTTCTACAGAGCAACTGGCGAGCCTTATTATCCTCTCAATGAAATGTATCACGTCATTCAGAACGAGGAATACTTTGCTGCTTGGATTACTACTGATGATAAAGTAGTACTTGGTATCAGAAGAGATGGACAAATCATTGGTGAAATCCATGCGGTCAATGTCTTGAAGCAAGTTATCTCTCAGCTTCAATCAGACCTTGTATCATTGCAGGAGAAGGTAGGAACAATAGATACCTCTCTCCAAGAACTTCTTGATGTCTTCTCTTTGCAGGAGAATCCTGAATATATGGCAGTTGAGACTGATGCAGACGGAAAGGTTCTGTCTGCTACTAACAATGATGGTAGTCATTATATCCACAATGCCAAGTCTGAGACCATTCCAGAGGAGTTTGAACATATTGAAGACCCTGAGGGTAGAACGGAAATTACAACTGATGGAGAGGATAAAGTAATGTCATATCGTGATGCTAATGGCAAAAAGCATGAGCACGATATGGAAATTACAAACCTTGATGTTTCAAATCTCAATCTTCAAGGCAACAGTGTGAACAATATCCAAGATGCTTTGAAAGCAAACGGTTTTGACGTTAAAACGCCTATTGATTGGAGTGAATGCAGTTTCATCCAGATACCAGAGCCACGCTTTGCTATTATCAATATCACAAACATAGACTCTATGCCAACTACCAAGCAAGACAACAAGAAAGCCTTTCTTGAGTTTTGGGACATGCATGGTAACTATTTCAAGAAACATGCTATTCTCAATGCTCAGGGCAGTTCTTCTATGAATTTCGTTAAAAAGAATGTAGCTATTGACTTTTGTGATGATGAGTGGGTAGGTGATGATACACCTAAAATAAGAATTGGAAATTGGGTTCCACAAGACAGCTTCCACATGAAGGCTTACTACACTGACTTCTTCCGTGGTGTAGGTGCAGTGTCCTACAAACTCTATGACCAGATTGTACGTACAAGGGGTAACATGTATGACCGTCCTTGGAAGAAGGCTCTTATCGACATGTCTAAAATAGGAGTTACTACCAAGAGCCTCGGCAATCCTTATGTAGGTAACTACTCTCTACTTACAGATACAGGAGCAAGATGTTTCCCTGACGGTTTCCCTGTTGCTGTTTACTTTAAGGGCGAGTTCTACGGTATCTTCTCTTTCCAGTTGAAGAAACACCGCGACAACTATCACTTGGACAAAGGTACTGCTGAGAATGTACATCTTGATGGTATTATCTGTTATGACACTCTTTGGAATGGCACGATAAACTGGGGCACTGGTGAGAATAGTTTTGAGATACGCAATCCAAAGAATCTATATGCCATTGGAGGCAACAAGTATGATGCTGACATCAAACAGGAGGAGATAGCAGGACAGACAGAAGTGGATGCTTGGATAACGGCAGGACAACTTCCTGATGGCACTGCCATATCATCCAAAATCAAGAAAAACCTACAAATGACTGCCAAGGTTAAGAAGTATATCCAAGACTTTGCCAATTCTCTCAATATCATTAAAGATGCTGCAACAATTTATGAATCATCAAGCAAGACAGAGGACGATTTGAAGGCATTCAAGCAAGTGTTTGAAAAGTATTATGATGCAGATAATCTTATTGATTATCTTATCATTATTGATATTTTGAGAGATGGAGACTCTACTAGAAAGAATTGGCAGTGGTTTACCTATGATGGTATTAAATGGTGGGTAGGATTATACGATTGTGATTGTGTCTTTGGAGCTTCGTTCTTAGGAATGAATATAATGCCACCAGTTAATTATCATCAAGGTTCAAATGGTAATCTTCCATTAACGTTTATACTAAAGTACTATATGGATGCCTTAAATAATCGGTATAAAATCTTAGCAGATATGGGTATAATTTCTGCTGACCACATGATAGGACTTCTTCAAGACTGGTGTATGCGTATAGGTACAGATTTCTTTAAGGAAGAATACAAGAAATGGTCTGATTCTCCATGTATAGCAGATAGTGTTGTAAGAGACAACTATTGGGAAGCTGTTCTTGATGATAGCGGAAATCTACAGACAGATACATCTGAAACCTACAATGCAACCAAAGCATACAATGTTGGTGATGTTGTGTCATTTGGACTTAATGCTGATATGGGCTACTTCAAATACAAGTGTATCAAGGCTACTGTAGCTTTATCAGAAAACATTCCCCATAATGTTAGTGCTTATTCTCCAATTAAAGTATTTAAGCACTGTGATAACATATACAGGGTACAGAAATGGATTGAGCAAAATATTGCCATCATGGATAAGTTGTATCATTATACAAGAAACAATTAATAATAATTTAAATATTACAGATTATGAATAGATGTTTAGTAACAAAATTAAATGGTAGTGTTGACAACACATCACTGCTAAGAATAGGTGAAATGCGTATTGGTATCAGTAAGATAGATTCTCCTAATCACTGGACACAGGGTTTTCGCATCACCGTCAACAAGTTAACCGTATTGGAAATTATTGGTGATGGTTACTTCACTGATGTAAACCTTACTGCAAACAATGGCAAGAAGATTACTCTGAATCCTAATGTCAACGAGAAAGTATATGTAAGCAATGGCAATTTTGAAGTTGCTATTCTTGATAAGTATGCCCTCGTTGCTATATTTGACTATGATACTTATGACGAAGGTAATTCTACTTATTCTCAAAAGAATAAATCAATATCTGATATAGGTTTCTTTAAATATAGCACTGCTCTGACTTCCTTGGGTCTCAGCAACACAATCATTAGTGGTGATATTGCTAATTTGAAGAATCTTACAGCTCTGACCCGTATAGAGTTGAATAACACAAACCTTAGTGGTGATATTGCTAATTTGAAGAATCTTACAGCTCTGACCATTCTGAAATTGTCTAACACAAACATTAGTGGTGATATTGCTAATTTGAAGAATCTTACAGCTCTGACCAATCTGGGATTGTCTAACACAAACATTAGTGGTGATATTGCTAATTTGAAGAATCTTACAGCTCTGACCAATCTGGGATTGTCTAACGCACAGATTCCCCTGACAGGAGAAATAAGTGCTCTGAGTACTCTGTCTAAGTGTAGCACTATAAGTTTATCATTCAGCAAACTTACTGGTGACTTGGCTATTCTTCCTGATGCTTGTTGTGAAGTTGGTCTATATTACAATAAAGGTTCAGTATTTACATGGAGTACACGTCCTTCCTCCGCCTATATTATTTCTTTGGGAGGTGCTTCACTGTATAGCAATGTTGACAAGATGCTGCAAGACCAAGCACAGTGTCAGGTTGGACCAACAGCAAATAAGACTATCTCAGCTACTGGTACTCGCACCTCGGCATCAGATGATGCAGTAGCAACCTTGCAGCAGAAGGGTTACACTGTTATAATCAATCCTGCATAAGGTTTCAAGTTTAATATTAAAGCAAAGAAAGGAAACAAGATATGAATAAGTTAACGAAGAAGTATAAGGTAGTACATGAGGAAACCAAGATGGTGTTCCCTCTCACAGAGGAAGGTGACAATGCTGAGGTATTCCCATCAGTGAATGCCACCGCAGTAGAGTTTGACACATACCCAGAAGCCAAGGCTTACGTAGATGAGCATAACTTGGTGTATGAGGAGCCAAAGTATGGGGAGTAAGCCATATAAATAAAGAAGAAGGGTGAGTTGTTTAAGCTCACCCTTTTCTTTTGCAGCAAGCCTGCACCAATCCACCAAGCAAGTAGCAAGCCTCCTCCCCATACATATTTATCAAAAACTGTTCAGAAATATGCTGAACCACATGCAGCATTTCGTGGCTGAGGCTATTCATATACTCCGACCTCGAACTAGCCCACCCAATCACAACCACCGTTTTTCTTATATCAACATTAGAATAGGTTATCCCTTTATTCGCTTCACCTTCGAGCACGAGATTACAGGCATCTTCGAGAGGAATGCCGCTGCACCCCAAATCCCGAAGATACCTTCTAACCTTCATGGCATCCTTAGAATGAACATCGTACATCACATGTACCGTCCAGTCATACCTTTCCAAGTAAATCTCCTGCTCAGTCAAAACTATAAACTTTAAACTATCAACTATAAACTACAATATTTCTTCCCAAGGAATGCCCACACCATTAAAAGATGTATCAGCATAGAATCTATTGAAGATGAAACCATCCTGCTGATCCTCATCATCCACGTAGTCCTTGATGAACTGAGCCATCTGCTTCTCCTCCGTGATAGAAGAGCCGTAGAAATCCGCCAAGCACATGTGTGCGATGTAAACCGCATCATAGCCCACATTATTCTCCAGTACGATATTGTTCTTCTTCAAGATGTCCTCAATATCATCCTTGCTCATCATGCGGATTGGCTTACCATTCTTCCGCATCTGCTTCACTGCCCACTCGCACATCTTCTTATTGAAGTGCCAGCCGTTGTATCTCAGGTAAGCCCTCATTTCTTCCGGCTGATAATCGTAGGCATTCAAAGATTGTCTGTATTTTGTTCCCATAATCTCAATCGTTTAAAATGAAAAGAGTGAAGAGGAAAAGCAAATGAATTTTTCACTCTTCGTTCTTCACTCTTCACTTAATTAGTAATCTTCTCCGTAATCACTTCTGTAATCACGTCCACGGTCTTCACGTTGGCGCATGTCGTCGTACTCCTCATGCTCTCGCATACCACTTCTGCCTCCACGACCTCTATAATCGGGCATGCGGTTGCGCTCGCCGTATCGGTCACGTCTGCCATCACGTTTCATTTCGCCCAGGCAGTTCATCGCCTTATCCAAGTAGCGCAAGCCCTTCTCCACGTTCTCATACAAGCCATCAAACTTGTCTTCTGTAATCTCAATCATTACCATAATATCATAAGATTTTAAAAGTGAATAGATAGGGTAGGAGATTACTTGCTTGCCACCTGTTCGAGCAATCCCATCATCCTGTCAAGCTTGCCCTCCATACCAGAAACCTTGCCTTCCAGCTTGGAAATCTTCTCAGCCTGTTCCTTCTCCTTGGCTATCTGGGGGTTGAGCTGCAGTAGCATTCCCTCACAAGAATCAACGACCCTCTTGTGGTAATCTACGCTCTCCAGTATCGCCTTGGATTGTCTCAGCATTGTATCGACCTCCGCACTCATGGCTTCCTTGTTGTCGCTCACCACAAGATTTTTGTCGTTAGCTATCTGTCCGTTGGCAGGTAGTTGCTTGAAATCCACCTCCTCATCGTTCAGCTTCACCTTCACATCAACCACAGTCTCCATAGGCTGAGGCGTGAAGCCATTGTTAAAGGTAGGGTATTTCGTCTGAGGGTTGCTCACCGAAACAACCTGACCGATCTTCAAGTTAGGGTTCTCGCCCTTATCGAGCACGTAGAATAAAGAATTTGTTCGTAGTCCTTGAAACATAATATAATCTCCTATTATCTATTCTGTTGTTAAACAATACCCGTCATTAGCTGAAGGGTGTTAGTATCTCGCTCGAACCAGAGCTGAACGACTCCAGTTCCCGGCACGTCTGCAACCGTCAAAGCATCACCATTGAACTTGGTTACAGCCTGTGTTACTCCGTTGGTCTCGAAAAGGATAGGCAGCGTACCAGTCGTTCCAGTCGGAATAGCCTGCATCAGGTTCACGAAAATCGTTCCCCTGTAGTTGGCATTCACGAAGGCGTGGTTTTTAAAGGTGAACACCACATTGGCGGTATTCACCTTCACGCCAGTAGAAGCGATAGCCGCCGAACCGTTACGATTCACCCAAGTAAAAGGTCTTAACCATAACATAGCAGCCTCCTTTCTTTAACCCCAGAATCCTGCACCGTTGGCAGCATTCAAACCATACTGATAAGCAACGCAATTAGGCACCGCAGTGAAAGGGCTGTAAGGAGTAGTCACAGTCTCAGGCAACTTACACTTGATACCAGCCACCTCGTTCTGCAAGCCAGCCAATACCGCATTGATAGGAGCCACCGCCTGACCCACAATCTGTGAAGTCATGGCAGAAGACTTGAAGGTACTGTTCTCCTCACGCAGCGAATCAATCTTATTCTGCATCTCACGCATCTCAGCCTGCTTCTGACCGTCAACGATGGTCTGAGTGCTCTCCTTGATAGCGTTGTGCAAGTCACAAGTCTGTCTCTGAGTCTCGTAAGCCACGTTAGAGAAGCCACGCTCCTGACCTACTGCCACATTGTTGATGGCATTCTGTAGAGTGCCAGTCTGCTGACAGATAGCCAATCGGTTCTCGCAGCAGCAGTTTGCAATCTGCTGAGCAATCTGCATGTTACCCTGCTGCAAAGCATTGATGGTCTGCATACCGCTCATACCAACCTGATTACCTACACTTTGAACCTGTGAAGTCAAGGCAGAAATGGCATTCTGAATCTGACCTTCAGTACAGTTGAGCTGAGTAGCGAGATTACTGAGTGCGTTACGATTACCGCCGATGGCATCCATCAGGAGAGCACGACCGTTGTCGTTGTTGATCTCGTTAGCAAGACCGCCACGACCGTTGCCGCCGAAGCCGCCCCAGCCATTGCCACCCCAACCCATAAGGAAGAAGAGGAAGATAACCCACATGAACCAGCCGCCTTCACCGCACATTCCGTTGTTACCCTTCATGGCGAGAAGCACGTTTGGATCAACACCCTGCTTCTGGAGCAGAGGAGCAAGAAGTCCAAGCATTCCGTTTGAACCTCCGTTTTGGTTTTCACCAAAGATGTATGTCTTAGATTCTGACATAATAAAATAGTTTATCCGTTTCGTCCACTATTGAACTTGGTGCAAAGTTACGAAGAAGTTGATGCCCTGCCTAACTATGCTCAAATATTATTTTTGGATAGATAAGTTATTGATTAACAGAGTGATATGCTGAGTAATCTGCTGCTCATAGCATCAGTCCAGTTGCCTCATGGTTAAAATCTCGATATTTGAAAACTGTTAAATGATGTGAAGTGCCGATAAACAAAGGGGATTCTGCCGATAATTCGTAAACCAGTTTACGACTAGTTTATTACTGGTTTATATATTACAAATTTATTAACTTTAAAAATTGTGCTTATTCCGAAAATTCGTGCTACCTTTGCACTCGTAAGTTCGTGAGGTGAGAGGCACAAACAGACAAAGAATTAATGGATTTTATCATACAATATATAATGCCCTGTCTGCACCTCTCACACTAGCGGATGGGGCATTTCTTATGCCCTTTCATTTGAAGTTAAATTTAAATATATATAAGTATGAACGAAATTACATTAATAAGCAAATCAACTTTCCTTGGTAAGGAGATTGATGTGTATGGAAATGCAGAGAATCCTTTGTTCTTGGCAAAAGACGTAGCTGCATGGATTGAGCATTCAGATGTTTCTATGATGATGCGTAATGTAGATGAGGAGGAAAAGGTCACAAGCATTGTTTGTACCCATGGAGGAAATCAGAATGCTTGGTTCCTCACCGAGGATGGTCTTTACGAAGTATTGATGCAGAGCCGCAAGCCACAAGCTAAGCAGTTCAAGAAGGGAGTCAAGGAAATCTTGAAGTCTATCCGTCGCACAGGATGCTATTCTATCACGAATGTAATCAAGGATAGAGTAGAGGCTGGTATGATGTGGGTGGAAGGCTGCAAGCGAATCCTTAACCTTAGCGATTCGTCAACGCTTGCTTTGATGCAGAAGGTTGCAGAACCTCTTGGCTTGCCTTCTCCAGACTACGTAGCCAGCAAGGGCGTGATGCACTCGGCATCCGAACTGCTGAAACGTTTTGGATCCAAGATGTCGGCGTTGAAGTTCAACCAGCAGATGGTTAAGCTTGGTTTCTTGAAAGAGGAGACCCGACAGGGAACCACAAAGATTCACAAGTTCAAGGTGATTACCGAGAAGGGTAAGTCTTATGGAGAGAATCAAGTATCTCCAAAGAACCAGAGCGAGACTCAGCCACGATGGTATGATGATAAGTTTGAAGAGTTGTTGAAGGCTATATAATATAATAAGGTGGAGTGCGAAATGTACCCCACCTTATTTTGCTTCTGTCTAAACTATGAAGAAAAATGCACTTATGTGATACAACCTATTGATATTTTTTAGTAAATTTGCGCAAAAATTAACGCTTTAACAATTACGATTATGAAGAAATGGCTTTTATGTTTTTATGTGTTCTTGGGATGTTTTGTTCTGAGATACTTTAGTAATACTAACAACGTCTATGATGAGGCATCAGCAGTCGGTGATGGTCTTTATCACCCATCACCTTTTGTTCATAGACTTACTGAGTCTTTAGTTGTTTTTTTAGATATGATTTTTATCATACCTATAGCATTGCTTATATATCATTTTCTTGGGGAAAAGAACCAATATAGAGTATTGATTACCCTACTAAGTTCTTGGGCTATCTATGACATTATTTTCCATGTAGTAAAAATGCTTTAATTTGCTATAGTGTAAAAGATAGGAGCGAGCATTAAGCCCGCCCCTGTCTTTTAATTCAACTTATCCAAATCATCCACCGCTTCCATCATGATTCTATCAATATTCTGGTTTGCAAAATTGATAGATTCCGTATCAGAAGATTTATCTCTAAGCTTCTTCCACTGCTTCATCTGCTTCTCAGCCAGTTCAATCACTCTAACCTTGGCAGCATCCTTGGAGTTCTGGAATCTGTAGTAATCAGAATAGTTACTGATTCTTTTCTCAATCGGAACGTTCTTCGATTTCAGCCTATCCACGTTCGCAATCATCTTCTCCATTTCATCCTTGTAGTTATACCACTTGCTCTTGGTTCGCTGCAAGCTACTCTGCTCGTTCGGCGTATATAGAAGAGAGCGAATGAAAGGAATATCCTTGGTTTCCGTATCTTTGCCGTTCTTCACCAAACCGCCAACTCGCTCTACGAATGTAGCAGCACCGCCCAAATAACTTCCGTAGAAATGGTGCAGGGCAGAAGGATTCGTAACAGCATCCAAGAAATCATTACCCTTCATATCCTCGTTGCCTGCAGCAACATCGTTCGACCAGGCATTTGCCTTCTTATTCATGTTTATCATCCATTCAGGCGTTCCTCTATATGCAAGCATCCATGATGGCTGATTCTCGTCATACTTATCGTCACGCTGAATAGGAGCACCCTTCCAGTCGCTATTGTACACCCACTCCAAGAAAGGAGCCGTAGGAGAAGGTGCCACCGCCTTGATGGTTTCCTGAGCAGGATGCTTACCAAACGAAGAATTACCGAGATAATCAGCCACAGGAACCAGCTGAGACATGCAGCCTACAGCGTCCATGAACGGATTCAGATACTTGTCAATATCCTTATTCTCCGTAAGGTTTGGCATCTTCTGGCTTGAAATATTCTTCGAGAAGGTCATGCCGGCAGCAAAGTCACCCAAGCCATAGAAAGCTCTCTCCTCAATCGCAAGCGGAATAGTAACGAACTCGCCACCACCAATATATACACAGAGGTTATTTCTTCTGATATAATCAGGAAGCTCTGCGTATGGGTCCTTCACGCCCTTTCTGTCCTTCTCATCCTCATTGCTGATGATGAAGTTATTGAGGAGAGCCATAGCCATACCGCTGATAAATGGAGCACTGGCTATATAGCCGATGGTGCCAGCCTTGTTGTTCTTGAAGTTCTTAATCAGAAGATTGGTACTCTGAATACCTGCATTGAAGAACATGGAACCATTTCTGAACCAAGCAGCAGAGAAGCCGTAGATATTCCTTCTTGCAGTCTTGCCTGTTCCCATTTCCCCATTCTTGAAAGAGTAAACGGCGTTACCCGAACCATGACGGTTAAAGTTGGTTGATACTTCCTTCGCATCATACACCGAACGGATGATAGAGCGGTTACTGTCACGACTAGCGCAATAGGTAGCGAAGCGAGCCAAATTCTCAGCAATTTCATTGACGTTCTCCAAGTTCTTGAAGATAGCGTCATAAAAGCCCTTGCCAACCTTTTGAGTCTTCTTTCGTTCGCCTTCGATGTGCATCTTGTATCTGTCTGTCCAGTCCTTCATGTTCATAATCTGAACCCAACCAGTCTCGCCGCCGTTCTCCATAAACTCCTTGAAGTATTTCTGAACCCTGTCAGATGTATCAAGTGTTCCGTTTCGATACTTGGCAAACAGACCGAAGCCGCCTGTATCACCAAAATCTTTCAGCTTGGAATTTCTGATACCTTCGATAAGACCCACCTTAGCGTAGTACTTTTCAAATCTCTTGGTATATGCAAAACCTTCCTTTGCCAAAAGGTTAGTTGATGCAAACTCAAAGTCCTTGATCATGTTTCGCATCACGAACTCTGGGTTGAAGGAAGTGCAGAGCTGAGCCATAGCTCTTGAAATCTTGGCAGTAACTCGTCCTGCCAGAGAATCGTTCTTATGCTCCAGCAACCCATTCAACGCCTGCGCCGCTCTAGGATTTCCGTTGATAATGAACGCATGAGTCCTTCCGGCAATCTTCACGTCCACGATGTGCTGCGATTTGTTCTCCGCTCTCTGGAACTTATAACCAATACTGCCTCTGCGGTAAACCTTTGATGCCAAGTTCTGCAACGCCTTCGCCTTCATGTCCTTGTTGAAATCATAAACAATCTGGTTGATTTCGTCAGCAGTTGCATCCTCTGGAATATCAGGGTAACGCTCATATACGATACCGGTCATAGGGTCCTTCTCGTACCATACACTCGTTTCAGTAATCAGATTATTGTTTGAATTGTTTCTTGCGAATCTCGCAAACGCCTGTCTGATGGCATTCATACCGCCGTTCTTGATAGCTCTGTTGCCCATCGCACCAATCTGCGCCAGAACGTTAGTTTCACTCAGATACTTGTGTCCTCTCGCTCTCATGATCGTGCTTCCGATGTAGCTCTTAGGGTCGCCCACCTCCGTGATATAACCATACACATCTTCCGCCGTAGCCTCATCATACTTTCTCAAAGGCACATACCAGTTGAACATATTGGAAACATGACCGTAGAGTTCACTGCTGATGATACCATTCTTATAGTCACTGTCAATAGAATACTGGGTAGCAGCCTTCACCTTATCCCAATAGTCCTTCACAGCTCCCTTCCTGATGCTCTCCATCTTCGCTTCCGAATCCATCACGCTCTGAATAGCCTCAGCATCATCGTAAGGGTCAGAAGATTTCGCCACCTCCTGAATAGCGTGAATACCCGAATAGTCGTGCTCGCCAGCTTCAAAGTCAGCATCAAAATAATTTCTGATGTTCTCGTCCATCTGTCTGTAGTACTCCTTCAGGTCGATATTGCCAGCCCTCAGCTCATTGTCCAGATACTCCTTATCGTTATACCAACTCTGCTCCAGCGTGTCAGCATCCTGCTTCTTCTTCTCGTCCCTTCTCATCTTCTTCAGGAAGTCACGGACAAAGAACACTCTGTTTCGCTCCAAACCATGCTTGGTAATCATGTAGAGATTGAAGTTCCTGATCTTCTCATCATCCTTCTTTCCGTCAAAGGCATCCAGTACGTCAGCCATCGCCTTATCCAGAGGCTTCATCACGTTGCGCTCAAACATCTGAGCCGCATCGCTCATCGCACCCTGCATGGTGTTCTGCAGCATATAAGGATTCTCCGAAGAAGCAATATCCTCAATCTTCTTGTCTGGCACAATCG